GCGTTCTGTGAGACTGCCCTCTGAGACTTGTTTGCAAGAATCTAAACATCTTGTCTTCTGCATCTCCAGAAAGTTTCGCACCCTTTAATGTTACAACGTATCGTGGAACTGCCTTGTTTGCAAAATAGTCAATGTTGTACTGAGAAGCAAGAGAGTCTCCATGTAGTGAGTTAATCGCCGACATAATGTCTGGCACTCCGTAGAATGTGTTTAGAGGTGAGTACTGCTTAAAGTGAATAATCTCGTTTGGTCTAGCATCTGTAGTTAGTGGGTTCTGATTCTTTGCCCCAAAATTACGGAAGTAAACAATTTTGTTTCCAATGATCTGAACATATCCGTCTTTGATTCTTCTTACTCGCATTGTTGTTGATGGTATGTGTCCAACGTACCCGATTTCTCCACGAGTTGTTCTGCCAATTTCTAAGTAGCCATTTCCTGTTGACTGAAGATCTGTATAAACCTTTTCCATTGTGGCTGTAAAAGAGTCATCGTCATTAAGAGACTCTAGCCAGTCACGCATTTCAATCTTTGCTCGTTCAATTCTTTTTCTTGCCTTTTGAGTTGCGCTGTTATCTTCTGATGCTTCAAGTCTCATCATTGTTCTTGGAGAAACTTTGAACTCATATCCAAGACCGACAATGTTTTCTACCTTAGCATCAATTGCTGCATGGTTTGCAAATGATGTGTCGTAATAGTTTGCTAATTCATAAAGGTTCCATGGTGGTGTGATTACGTCAAACATTCCATAGCCGTTTACGTATACCATTCCTGGGTTTATCTCTTTTGACTGTGCTCCATCAATACCGCTTTTTCCAGCCAATGCTGCGGTTGTATATTGTGTCGTTGGCTCAACCATCTTGGTTGACATTCTACTTGTACGTCTTTTAAAGTTTGCGTCTAAGCCATCTAAAGTTTTTAGTGTTTCCCAGTTTCCAGCAAATGGATCTGACTTTGCAAATGGCTCATCTTTTTTTGCTGCATCATCAATTCTTGCACCGATTTCGTATTCATTATCTTCCATGATTAATCCTCGTCACCATACTTGGCAATTGTGTCCTTTGCTGCTTGTACAGCACCTAGGTCATTTAGTGATGGAATTAGACCTGCCTTTAGTCTGTCCACTTGCTCAGAATATTCCTCTTCAGAAACTCTTGTCAATCCTGGAACAAATACGCATGTGCCGTCTCCTGGATCTCCGTAATACATTGCAGTCTTTTTTAGTTCTGCAATTCTAGAAATGTCATTTTTGTCTGAAGGTATGTTGAGAACTGAACCATTGCCATCTGTAAACCACTTACCATTTGCTTTTTTATACACATAAAGTCCCCAGTCATAGTTCTTTTCAATGACTTGTCGTCTAACATTTTTTACAATTGGTTGACCAGTTTTCGGGTCTATTAGTGAATCCATATCCATAAGTATACCATATTACACTGGGTCTTGTACGAATTGGTTCCAATTTACATCTGTGAACAAGGTATATGCGTACTCACTAAAACGAACAGGCCTGTCATCATCTACTATTATCTTGTTAGTTCCAGTGTAACTCTTATAGATATCTGATGGATTTACCCCATAATAACTTGTTTCTGATAAAACAAGAACCTTATTCCAGTTAAATGAGCCAGTATTCCAAAATTCCCAGTCAAGCCCATAGGACCCAAGAACCTTTACTCTAAACCAAGGTCGTTCTGCTATATTTTGAACCTCTTGAAGATTTGTAGACTGGTAGTAAGATATGCTGTTAAATAGTAGTGGACCTGTTAGTCTTACTGCCCCTTCAAAAAATGAAAAGTTTAAACTGCTTGAAAAATTAATTCCAAGGAATGACCACTCCTGAAGAGTGAGGATTGGCTCTTTTACTACTTTTCCATTTAAGTAAAAACCAATGCCATTTTGAATAAGTCCAGTCATTGCATCTATTGCATAAATCTTTGCTCTTCTTCCAGATGGATCGCAGGCAACCATATAAAACTTAATGTAGGAGTCTTTGCTTTGAACTTCAAATATTTGTGTTGGAGCATATGGGAAATAATCTCCATCAAACCTAACTGCCATTTGCATGGCTATAACTTTAAATCCTTCTGATCTGCTTTCGTTTACTGGAACAACAAGACCTCTATTTATAAGAGGATCATACTTTCCTTTTAACTGAATTCCGCTTGTCTTTGTTAGGTATAGATAAGGTGATGATCCTGTATAAATTGAAAAAGGATTATTCTTTTTAAAGTTATAATAAATTCCAGTCTTAGTGTATGGATAGATAGATGTTCCAAATCTTGTTCCAATCGGGCTTGCATCAGATTCGTTAAGCGCCTGAGACGAATAGGCAAGTTTTTTAATTGCAACATTATTTGTTTGTGAATTTTTTACGTTCATTTCTATGTGTGTAACAATTGATAAATCATTAAAGTCTACGCCAGATGGTGGATATATTATCATATTATCAACAACCTCATATTTTGTTGTCATCCAGTCATGTCCAGGAATAAGAACTCCATCTCTTGCTGGTCTTTCTGTCTTTGTAAAATAAAAAGAAGTTTGATTTGCTCCTAGTTCTGTGTATTGAAAAGTTACGTATGTTTTTACAACTGCGCCATCTGTATCATATCTATAGTCTTTTGAAACCTTATTCTTTAAATCTTCATAATCGTTGTATCCAGTAAATAAATAATTATCAAGAGATGTGTATGTTCTTTGAACTGGCACACCATACTCGCTTGCTAGTTCTGCATAAGTCCATGGCTGGGGGGTTGTTTCTATTGCAATTGTCTTTGATGGTATTGGATAGTCTACATTAAACTGAATAAAGTCAAGATCAAAATATTGATCTCCCCTTTTATCAATAACAGATTCGGCAAAATATGTTAATGGTAATTGGTCTTCCCAGTATGCATTTGCAGAGACTGTTAGTTTATATGTATCAAAAATTGTTTCTGGCAAAATAGTATAACTTGCAATGTGATCCAATAAAGAATCTTCTTCAGTAATTACTACACCTCCACCAGATATTGCACCGTTTACTGTATATGTTCCAACTGGATTTTGTATAGATGTGGTGTCCAAACCTCCATCTATATCTATCAACTGATTATTTTGATATACAGCAAATAGATCTTCGTTCCATATTGGTACGCCAATCTCATTAAACAGAGATCTAATCTTTTGAAAGTTGTATGCGGTACATATTCCAAGGTTATAGATTCTTCCAGTAAATGTTGATGTACCACTCTTGTCTCCGCCAACATACATTCTTAAATCTGAAAGAGATCCAAAGAAGTTGGACGCTGGGTTTCCAAACCTTGCAACAAATGCTGGAATGTTAAGACCTATATCTACCAACTCTCCTGGCTCTGCAATCAATGGAGAATAAATAGTTTCTGAAGTTCCATTATAGTTTATAACATAAGAAATTTGATTATTTAAAAGTTGTATTAAAAAATAACTTGATGTATTTTCCTTTTCAATTTTTATCAATGTTTGAGCGGAAGTCGATGACTGTGGTAACTTAAAACAACCATAGAATGCAGATACTGGTGACTTCATGAAGTCAAAGTTTTTAAAAAACAAGTATCCAGATGTTGAGTTCCAGGATTCGTTTGGTCTAAAAGAAAAAAAATCTTTTGTGTCTGATGACTGCACTACTTTGCAATCCAAGAACAGTTCTTCTTCTGTTTTTGATGACAAGACTATTTCTGGGAGAGGGTGGGACAAAACAGAAAGAGATCTATTGGCAACAGAAACATTATCGCTAAACCCCTGTGTCCATGAACCAATTCTTGGATAAGAATAGTTTGATGTATAGTCAGCAAATGAGTAATCAATAAACACAGATGTTCCACTGTAAGAAGTATTGATGTTTTCTGGAATATCAACACCCTGACCAAAAACAAATCTTCTTTTTGCAACGGCTGTTGCTACAATATAGGGATAAATTCCAACACAATCAATCTCTATTGGATATATGTCATCGTATGCATAAAACCCTATCCAGTCTTGATCTTTTTTATTTGCATCCAACATTGTAGGCAAGGAAAGTTCTTCTGTTATATAGTTTAAGGATATAACCTCTTGACCATTTATGACAAGAGATGCAGTATCTTTTCCAACACGCACATGAACTAACATTGGTCTTGTCCATTCGCCAACATAGTATGAACTATACTCGTTTCCTATTTTTAATCCAATAGATGGTCCATCTACGTAAATTCCATCTTTTGATCCAATTGGACCAATAATTCTTTTTCTATCATTGCTATAAGAATTTATTCTAAGCCATGTCTCAAAAGTATATTGCTTAAACTTTCCAGCCTCATTTAAAAATCCAACTCCAGGAATTATTAATGATGGGCTATCACCATTTGGATACATAGTTGTAAGCCCAGATGTTCCATATACAATAGGAATTCCTGAATTCTTAGCCTTAAGCATATTGTCAGAAACTAAGTAGTAACCATCCAACTCCTGCAAACCGTAACACTTTGAGACTACTGCTTCTGTTGAAGAAATTGCAATATTTTTGTCAGATATGTCTATTGGTTCTACTCCAAGTGAGGTTGAGGCAAACTCTTCTGACCACTGTCCAAGACTTATTCCGTTGACTAAAAATACATCTTCTGTCTCTGATCCACCGATAAAGTTTATCTTGAATACAAGTTTTAACTCTGAGTCATCTGGTGGTGTATCAAATGTTTCTGATATAAAAATCCAATTGCTGTTTATAACTGTATCGTAGTTTTTTAAATGCCTAACTTCTTGCCCACTTGTTGTGTCTGTATATTGATAACCAATTTCAAAACCAGCAACATAGGCGCTTTCAGAATAGAAATATCCTCCTACGGAAAATGTTCTTAGGTATTCGTTAAGATCTCTAAGGTTCATTATCTCATTGCTCACTGCAATTATTGAGGCAGTCTCATCTTGTGTTGGAGTGGCTGTTATCTTTCCTACGTAACTATTGATAAAAGGTTCATCTGTTGACTGTGTGTAGTTTTCATATGTACCGCCAGTAATTGTCCAATTTGAAAGGTTTCTTTGAGGCTCCGAAAGCAAGGAAATATAGTCTGCTTTGTCATCCAACGCCCATAAGCCAGTCGGATGCTCAGCAAAGACTTTTTCTGCATATAGGTTTGATGGATTAGACATTATAGGTCTATTTTACCACAGAAGACTACTTGTTTATTTTAATTTCACAGTAGTCGGTAGTGCAGTACATCTCTCCTTGAGCCTCAAGATTTTCTGCTCCATCATATATAGCAGCAAAATCAATGTGCTTTAACTTGCCAATATATGACTCGTATTGCTCTTCAGTAATCTGAGTGTATGGCTGTTGAGGATATGTATGATTTCCCATCGGAAGGAATGATACTGCCTTTAGTTGTCCCTCATACATATGGAGTGCTGGAACAACATGCTTTGATTCTGTTTCCTTGTCAAATGATAGTGTTACAGAAACACCATTGTCTGACCAGTACTTTTGAGCAGTTGCTGCAAGTGCAATCTTCTCAAACAAGGTAACATCCTTTTCAGATCGTGGATGACCTGACTTAATTGGGAAGTAAACTACTGATGTGTTTGCTGACACTACGTCATCTTCGATTGTGTACCCTGCTGCTTTAAACAAGTGCATCATTGGATCTGTATTTCCAAATCGAACTGCACGAAGGAAGAAGTTTCCTCCAGGTCCCCAGTGAACTCCAGGAGTTGCACCAGAAAGAATTGAAACTGATCCTGATGGCTTAACTGTTGTTACACGAATTGATTCACGAACACATAGCCATTCTGAATACTGGTGATCATAGTGACGGATCTTCTGGTATCCCTCGTCCATCCACTCACGAACAATTGGCAAACCCTTTTGATCTGCAAAAGATGCAATACCTGTTAGTGATGTACCAATGCGACGGTTGCGTTGCATGATACCGTTTGTTTGTGGCCAGTGTGTTGGAACAAGTGTTACAGTCTTTCCATATAGGTATGCAAACTTCAGGGTACGCAGGAAGTCCTCCTTAGATTCATGACGATTCAAGTGCACTTCTACAAGTGTGCATAGTTCGTATGATTCTAATGGCTGCTCCGCACATGGGTTAAAACCCATCACACGATAATCCTTACCGTCTGGCGCATCCTTTAGTCGTCCATAATTACGAGCAACATCAAGCCAGATAAAACCTGGTTCTCCATTTTCTGTAATTAAATCTACATAGTCTTCGTACTTTGTTCCTACCTCTGCTGAGATAGAGTTGTTTGACATCCAGGCCCATCCTGGATTTTCTGGATCAAATGAGTTGCGCTCTGGGAACATCTCCGAATTCTTTAGATTCATAAATGTTTCATCCCCTGCATTACCCAAGGCTAGTGTTGCTGATCT